GCACTGAGCCTTTTGCCCGAGGCCTGGTGGATGGCATGCTGAATATGCCGGTGGAATCCCGTTGAAGGAAATGTTGTGCGTTTGAAACTTGCTGCCCTGTGCCTGCTCCTCCCTTTGTGTGCCCTGGCACAGTCCCCGTCCGCCGAGGCGCCCGCGGTGCGGCGGGTGGTCGGCGGGGCCGACACGATATCGAAGGACACGCTTCGGCGGATCGACGGCCGCGACCTGACGGCCGGCGGAATCGGCGCTGAGGTGGCCCGGTCCTATGCGCCGTCCGTGCCGAAGATGAGCGCTGATCAGGAGCGCGAGGCGTCGCGGTCCTTGGTACTGAGGGACTGGTATTCAACGCGGCTCTACGGTGGCGGGATCGCGCTTGGCGACGCGACGCGCCAGCAGTTGACAGACAGCGCGTCGTGTCGGTTCGCGCAAGCGCGGGGCCACATGCGAAGCGCGAAGGTCGAGCAGGCGATCGCGGAGCGGCTGCCGAACGATCGGCAGAAAGTGCGCGACGCGCTAACGCCGGAACAGATCCACGAAATCGCGCGGGGGATCAAGTGACATGAATGGAGCGGCCGTCAAAGACATGCGACGCCACCAAGTGCGTGAATCCCAAAACGCAGTTGCGCCGCCGAGAACTCGCCGCCGCTCCTCCTTTTTGCCGGGGGCCATGCTTCGGATTCCGTGCCGTTCGATGCGCGATGTCCAGTTGGAGTGTGCGCGGACAATTATTTCATGCCCCCGGATCCAATTCCCGAAACGCCACGGGCCGCAAGTAGATTGCTGCGCCGTTGCTGAATTTACAGCCAACGAATGGATGCGCGGCCTTAAGGCTGGTGCCCGCGGCTCAATTCGTCGAGGGGCCATCAAATCGTTGCGCGACCTGTAGTAGCATGCTTGGTCCTGATGACGAGTGTCGCGCCCATGACTTTACGCCCCTCGGCACAATCAGGAGAGAGACATGAAGAAAAAGGACGCACCGAAAGTCGCCAGCACGGATGACGAGCGCCGCCGCGTTGTGTCGCAAATCCGCATGGCCCACCGCTGGCGCTGCGATTTCCACAACGCAGAGAAAGGGATGATCCTGCGCATCCGTGCCGCTACGCGCCGGCTCACGGCGACGGCTGGCGACACGCGCACGCAGGCCCTCGCCCGGGCGGCGGTCCTGTACGATGAACTCGACGATCCCCAAACCGACCTCGGGCGCGAGACGGCGAAGTCTCTTGCCGCCATGCTGGATGCGCGCGACGCGCTGGCCGGCGTACGGAAGCTGCACCAGCGGGCCATGGTCGGCCTGGCGCAGGAGCTGCCCGCCTGTGAGTGGTTCACGTCTGTTCCCGGCTGCGGCGCGCTCGGGCTGGCGCAGATCGTCGGGGAAGCTGGAGACCTCGCCGACTACGCCACGGTGGCCAGGCTATGGAAGCGAATGGGCGTCGGCCTTGTGGACGGTCAGCGCCAGCGCCGGGTAGCCGGCACGACAAAAGAGCTGAAGGCGCTCGGCATCGCCATGGGCTACTGCCCGCGCCGTCGGTCCGTCCTGTTCTGCCTCGGGGACAGCATGATCAAAAAGCAGGGAGAGTACCGCGAGCTGTACCTGGCCAGAAAACAGTACGAAGTGGCGACGGCGGAAGCGGCTGGCCTGATCGTCGTGCCGGCCGCGGCGATCCCCAAGGGCCACACAGGAGAGTACCGAAGCGAGGGGCACGTTCACAACCGGGCGCGGCGCTACATGGAAAAGCGCATGCTGCGCGACCTCTGGCGAGCGTGGAGGGACGTCTGACGGCTCGCTCCACGGGGAACTGCCCAATTTCCTGCCAGATTGCCGCCGACGCTCCAGGATGCCCCAGGACGAACGCGGCGCCGGACCGCTGCCGTGGCCCGTTCAGGGGGCGATTGCTGAAGGGCGGCCCGGTGGCGTTCGCCGGCTGGTGGGTTTCGGGCCTGAGCTCAGAGGGTGGCTGAAATGCAGCGACCCGCCCCACCGGGGACGGGCCGTGCGAGTGATCAGGGGCGGCCCCGCCGCGAGCCGCCCCCTTGCCGCGCCATGAAGGGCGGGAGAGTAGCGCCCCGGGCGCGGCTGGTCACCGCCGCGGGGCGATCCCCTGCTTCCGGGCCCGCTCCGCCCGCAGCTTCACGAAGATCGCCGACCCGACCACGCCGAAGATGATTCCCACCAGAAACGCTCCCATGTCCTACCTCCCCGTTGCCGACACGACCAGAGCCATCGCCAGCGCGCCGGCCAGAAACGACAGGCGCGCGTCCTCCCACCACGACGGAGCATCCTGCCGCGCCGCGTCCAGCCTCCACGTAGCCCACCGCAGGGAGACGGCGAGGCTGTCTCCCCTCGAAACTGCTCGAGCGACGGCCACGGCGCTGTCCCGGCGAGCCACGGCCAGGTCCTCAAGGCGCAGGCGATACGCCTCGCGGATCACCGCGCACGGGTCAGTCGTGGTGGCGCTCGCGGGCGGCGGCCCGCTCTGCCCGGTCACGCTCGACCCGGGCAGCAGCGTCAGCATCAATGTCAGAATTACCCATGAGGGTAATCGCCTGTTGCTCTTGTGCGAGTGTCGCATTCGCCGCCGCCTCCTGTGCCGCCTGGTGCTCGTGCACTGCGGCATGCTGCGCCTCCTGCGCCGCGTCGGCCGCGGCTTCTGCCCGTCGACGCGCCGCCTTGATCGGGCGCTGCTGGAGCCAGCGCAGCACGGCGCCGGCGGCCAGCACGAGCAGCGCCAAGAGGCCCTTGTCGGACAGGTCACTCATGGCGTCGCTGGCGGAACAGCCCGGCGCCTGGCGATCCACTCGGCCGCGTTGCCTCCGATGGTCAGGCCGGCGACCCACACGAGGGCCTCGATCAGGTCTGACGCTGTCCCGGCGTTGCCGCGCCCCGGCCCCCACATGAGAGCCACGAACAACAGCGCCAGGGTGAACATGCCGAGCGCCACCTTGCGGCGGCCCTCGTCGAGCGGCAGGAAGCTGCCGATGATGTCGCGCAGAGTCACGACGCACCTCCCAGCCGGGCCCGGTGTCGACCGAACGCGGCGGTCACCTTGTCCACGTAGTCCTGAT